CAGGGGCGAGATAACCGCCAGTGCTAACGTTATCGGATGGAAGTGAGTTTGTACCTGTTACTTGCAAAACATTGGGACCGATTACGCCCCCAGTTAATACTTTGGGTGCGATGGTCAGCGCCAACGGTGTTTTAAAGCAAGAAACAGTTCCATACTGATTAAAAGCATTAGTAGTGCATTGAAGTTCAGCAGAAAGTGAAACTAAGCGTCCAGCATCAATATTCTTGGTGTTGGACACTCCAATGGGTGTAATAGTTGATTCCCATTCTGGAAACTCAGTCTTCGTTTCATTATATTCCTGTCCGACTGACTGCAGTGTAGGGTAGTAACCGCTAGCTGGAACGTATCCGGTGGTATTGTCGTACTCAACAGTATAACACGCAAGTGGTAATGTTGGAGTGCATACTACCATCAGAGTTTTCCCAGCTGGTACACTGATTGAAGTCAATCGTGAGAATTTCTGAGTGAATGATTTGGCCCCACTCCCGTCAGGGATGCGGGGCGCCAAAGAATTATCAGGTGCGCAAGTTGCGGCCTTAATAAAGTCCTTGGTCGTGGTGCTAAGTGGCATGAATTGCTTGGGATTTTCGGGTATTATGTTCTAAATCATGCGGTGGGCACCACGCCCCACCGCACGCACAGTCGCTTATTGTCACTGAGGAAGTTCTCTAATAGAGAACTGTCCTCGGTGACCGCTGGCAGTGCTGCCAGCAAGCTTCCGATTTGTCCTGGCCCGTGGTGGCCGTCCCCTTCCTCTGCCACGCAACCGGCCGGACCCTCTACCTCGGCGGGATATAGTGGGTCCTGGACTATCAGCAATGCAAACAGTTTCATTTTCAGTATTGGAATGACAATGTTTTATGTCATGATACTGCTGTTCACTTTGCTCATCGTTGCGTAATAATAGAATTGGATTGCTATCAGTACTAGCAACCTTTTCTTCTATTGGTAAGGGTGGGGTCTCATCACTAATGGTGACTTCTGGTTGACGTACTTCACCATTAACTACGACTGGCTCTTTCTCGGGCAACATTTCCTCTATGCGAGAGAAAAGTGGCGGTTCGAGCATTTCTGTCATAGTTTGTGGAGTCCATGAATTGAAGGCATCCCAATTAAACTCTGGGAATGCTAACCTCGCATAATCATACATCCAATCAGCTTCAACATTTATAAACTGTTCGGTCCGCTCAAATTGGGCAGACCACCAGCTTGTGTCAACTGTTGGATCAATTAATTTGTGAGGTACTTTCACATCAGCTAATTCCAACCACTGAACCACATACGGTCCGATGATTGGTGTTTTGCTATCAGTGAAAGCCATGGAAAGGGATTTTTCTGTCATCTTGGTCACTGGGTCCGCACTTGCATCTGGGGTAGTATGGAACTTGCTAAGAGCTCGTCTAAGATCACACATATTATTGGGATCTCCCGTCCAGACGTAAGGACCGTAAAATCTTGATAAGAAATTTACTCCTAATTCACCTCGGAGAACAATGTCAACGGTGACCTTATGCCCCAAAGCAGCCGCTGCTTTCACATACGACTCCCTCGGGAGGTCAGCCATTGCACTGTCGTCTCCACCGAATTCTGATCCATCACAGAGTTTCTCCCATGCTTCCTGTTTGTTGTAAAATTCTCCATTAAGATTCTTGGTCATCCTCCACGCGAGATAGCATATGAATGCATTCTCTAATGTATTGTTGCCAGATGTTTCTGGTGATCCAGATAATCTAGAATGAAGGGGATTGTATTTTACACCATAGGTTGTGTAGCATTTACGGAAGACCTGCGATCGCATCAGATCCTGTAGCTCCTCATGGTAAGCATCAGCAAATAACCGATTTAAGACTGCTGTAGTAAGCGTCCGTCCAACATTCGAAACTCGTCCGTCCATTCGGCTAAAATCCCCAAGAGTTATAAACTCTTCAGCATGCCTACAAACTGTGGCAATGCGTTCTGATATAATCCTAGGGGATTTACCGAAGGTGTACCAGGGCATAGACTTTAAGTGTTGTGATACAGCATAATAATATCGAGAATAACCCAGTTTATCAGTTCCACAAATGGTGGAAATATTACGGGGGTCA